AAAAACATAATAATTTTCTGTTTAATACCTCAAAGAAGTGTGCTTCGCTTTCAAAACAGTTAGTATGGCATTCAACTCCTTGATTACAAGCAAGTTCTGAATAATTCTCAAAATTTAAGAAATATCCATACTCGTTTGGTTTCCTTGTATATTCCGGAAACAGTCCTTGTAGGGCATAGGCATTATGACCAATAAACCCCAGATTAATGTACTTTTCGTTTTTTAGGTTTTCCATAGTTTTTAAATTTTAGTGTTTGTAATATCTTTTGGCAAAATAGGCTCTATTTTCAAAGTGGAAAAACAGAGTGAAACCGAAGGCGATCAAGAGAACGAAAGGAAGTATCATAGTTTGTCGTTTTGATTACAGAACAAATATACAACCCTAATTTGAAAAACAAAATTTTTTTCCAAGTTTTTTTTAATTTTTTTTGGCTAATTTTTTTAGTATATTTGCTCGGTTTTCATAGTTTTGTTTGAAGGGGGGTGTTTCCACACTCCCCTTTTTCTATTTGGTCACATAGATAAGTGTTTACTATTTATGGGTAAATTCTTTATGTCTCCACAAGAAGCATTATTAAAAATCAAGGCGATGTTCGCTGAAGCTACTATCGAGCCATCGGTAGATGCTCCCGAAGTCGCTGTTGCCAATTTCGCTGAATATGTTTTAGCGAGTGGCGTTAAAGTTATGGTTGATAAACTTGAGGTTGGCGGTAAGGTTACTCTTTTAGATGAAGCCGGAAACGAAGTTCCTGCTCCTGCCGGAGAGCATACTCTTGCTGATGGATCTGTTATCGTTTTAGATGAAACAGGCACAATCCTTGAAATCAAAGTTCCAGAAGTTGAAGTAGAAGTTGAAGCACCTGAATCTGAAGTTGAATTAATGAAGAAGAAGGTTGCTGAAATGGAAGCACAACTTGAGGCTTTAAAAGGTTACAAGAAAGAAGCTGAAGTTAAAATGAGCGAGAATATTGCTCAAATGAACGATAAGTTCTCAAAAGCTATTTCTGAACTTACAGATGTAGTTATCGAACTTACTAAAACTCCTTCAGTTGCTCCTACTCAACCTAAACAATTCACAAAGCATTTCGAATCTAAAAACGATAAAATTTCTCGTTTTCTTTCTAATTACGCAAAATAAATTTTTAAAAACTTAAAATTTAATAACAATGGCTTTTGATGTTTCAGCATTAGCAAACTATACCAAAGAGAACGAAGCTCTATTGGTAACTTCTTCCGTACTCGGAAGCAAAACCGCTTCTTTGATTAAGAGTCAAGGAAACGTAATGGTAGGTGTAAAATCTGCCGAGACAATCAACATTATGGATACTGACGCTATCTTTCAAGCGGGTGGCTCTTGCGGATTCAACGCAAGTGGTTCAACTACTTTCACTCAGCGTACTGTAACTGTTGGTAAAATTAAAGTAAACGAATCTCTTTGCCCTAAAGACCTTGAAGCAAAATATTTGCAGAAGGCTTTACCAGAGGGAAGCCGCTACGATTCAATCGCTTTCGCTTCTGACTATACAGACAAGAAAGCTGCTCGTATTGCTGCTCAACTTGAAACTGCTATCTGGCAAGGTTCAACAGGAAGTGCGAATGTAAACCTAAACAAATTCCAAGGTTTGGTTACTTTGGTTGGTACTTCTGCGGTAGAAGCTAACAACGCTACTTATTACGGTGGTACTGCAACTGCAATCACTACTGCGAATGTAGTTGCTATCTTCGATGCTCTTTACAAAGCAATCCCTGCAACTGTTGTAGCAAAAGATGATATGACTATCTGGTGTGGTCAAGATGTTTTCCGTACTTATACAATCGCATTGAAGAACGCTAATATGTTCAACTATGCTTTCGATGGTAAGGCTGATAGCGAGTTCTTCTTACCCGGTACTCCGATTAAAGTTGTAGCAACTCCCGGTTTGAACGGTGTAAATAAGATTTATGCTATCCGTTTGAGCAATATGTTCTTGGGAACAGACCTTCTTAATGAAGAAGAGCGTTTCGAACTTTTCTATGCTAAAGAGGCTGATCAAGTTCGTTTCGTAAGCGAGTTCAAGATGGGCGTTAATGTTGCCTTCTTGGATGAGATCGCTTCTTTCATTATCTAATTTTAAAAGGTGGGTAATCTTTCGGGGTTACCCACTCTTAACTTATAAAACTCAATAAAATGGCTTGTGCTTTAACACAAGGATACACTCTGGATTGCAGAGAAAGTTTAGGCGGTATCAAAGCGGTATGGCTGATTGCTCACGCTAATGTGAGTTCAGTTACAGAGGCTTCTGGTATTGTTTCAGCTATCACTAAAGCAGCCGGAAAGGTATTCTACAAATATGAGTTAGTTAAGAATACAGGTGCTTTGACTGAAACAATTACCGCTTCTGTTGAGAACGGAACTGTGTTTTATGCTCAAGAACTATCTATCGTTCTTAACAAACTTCAAGCAAATACAAGAAATGAAATCTTGTTACTTGCAAAAAATACATTAATGGCAGTTGTTCAAGATGCTAACGACAAATATTGGTTGTTAGGTCGTTATTCTGGTTTAGATGTAACCGGTGGAACTTCTGCAACAGGAACCGCACAAGGAGACCGTAATGGATATTCTCTGACTTTTACAGGTGGCGAGAAAGAACTTGCTCCAGAAGTAAATAGCGGAATTATCGCAGGTCTCGTGTCATAAGGCTTTCGTGGTTCGTTATAGGTAGGTAGATTAGCCATCCCTTCGGGGGTGGCTTTTTCTTTATTGTAAAAATTCACGATTTATCTATTTAGTAGTATGATATATTTAACGAAGGGTGCAACAAGTCAAATTATCCTTACTTTAAAGGAGAAGCAGACACTTTCAGCACCGAATTATTTATTCGTTTTTACGCATAGGGGCAGTAATATAGAGGTTAAATTTGTTATCCTAAACGCTGCCGATACTTCTGCTTTTAAAGATAGGTTTAATCAATTCTCAATCGTTACAAATACTTATTTCGGTACTCAAGATTCTGGAGAGTGGGAATATCAAATCTACGAACAAACTTCTACCACGAATACGAACCCTGCCAATGCTACCGGATTAGTAGAAACAGGGATAATGAGGCTTTCGGAATCTACTTCTTTTACATATACGAAACACCAACCAAATAACACATTTATAGTACGATAATGGATAATTTAGTTATATTAACATTTGCGGAAGCAAAGCAACCCGAATACAAAGAAAAAAAGGGTGTAGGATATATCGAGTTTGGAGACAAAAACGATTACCCTAATTATTTATTAAGCCTTTACAATAAAAGTGCGAAACATAACGCTATTGTAAAAGGTAAGGTAAACTACATTACAGGAAACGGATGGGCAGCAAAAGAAGATGATGTAAAAGCCGAAGAGTTTATTAATAAGGCTAATCCTTACGAATCTTTGAATGATGTTACTCGTAAAGTTTCCATTGATATAGAGGTTTTTGGTGGTGCTTATTTAGAGATTGTTTGGAGTAAAATAGGTGGTCAAATTGCTTCAATTAGTCATATTGACTACACAAAAGTTCGTTCTAATAAAGACAATACTCAATATTGGATTAAAGATTGGAACGATAGAAAAGCGGAAGCAGAAGTTGTTTTAGGATATAATAAAGATTTAAGAGAAGGTAAGCAGATTCTTTATATTAAGGAATACAGACCGGGATTAGATACCTATGCTTTACCGGGTTATATAGGTGCGTTAAATTACATCGAAAGTGATGTTGAGGTTTCAAAGCACGTTTTAGGTAATGCACAAACAGGGTTTTCTGCAAGTAAACTTATTACTTTACCTAACGGAGAACCAACACCGGATGAAAAGAGAAACATTGAAAGAAGATTTACCGAGAGATTTAGTGGTTCGGATGGTAAGAAGTTTATTCTTTCTTTCGTTCAAGATATCGCCAAGAAACCTGCGGTTGATGATTTAGGGGCAAGTGATTTAACCAAAGAGGATTTCGGTAGGGTAGATACAATGATTCAGCAGAACATTTTTGCAGGTCATCAGATAACTACTCCTTCTTTGTTTGGTATTTTGGTTGAAGGTTCTTTGGGTACTCGTTCCGAGATTAGAGATGGTTACGAGGTTTTCAAGAATACTTATGTAAACGATAAGCAACAA